TGTGGTTGCAACTGCTAATACCAAGGGTAAAGGATCTGACGACGGTAGGTTCATTGGTACTAATGTTCTCAATGAAGCATTCCTTGAAAGATTCCCTGTAACCTTTGAGCAGGACTATCCAGCACCTTCTATAGAAACAAAGATCTTAGGAAGAGTTGCATCCGTTTTAGGAGTAACTGATACCGATTTCTGCAAACGTCTGGTAGACTGGGGTGACATTATTCGCAAAACATTCTATGATGGTGGTATTGAAGAGATCATTAGCACTCGTCGTCTTGTTCACATTCTACGTGCTTATTCCATCTTTAATGATAAGATGAAAGCAATCAGTGTATGTGTAAACAGATTTGATGATGAGACTAAACAGGCATTCCTTGAGTTATATGATAAGGTAGATGCTACTGTTGATCTTACGGAGTTAGGATGATGAAAGTAATCTTGGAACGGTATCCTTACCGTTATGTAGAATATGGAACCCTAGACAATGGGTTCCCTGATTATCGTATTCAGAAGCAGGATTATTATACCAAGAAGTATAGAGACATGTATCTCTGTGACAATTCTATGCAGCTTACCACTGCAATGGAAGATTTTGAATATACTAAATGGTTAGATCCAGAAGGTGTTCCATGCTATGTAAAAGATGATGAATCTGTGGGCTGATTATAAAGCAGCTCTTTCTACTATATTCCCAATGAATAAGCATTTACGTTGGGGATATTGGAAAGGGAAGGATACTACTTTAGTTGCTGATCTTTATACTCACTCTAGTATTATTAAATCTAGAGAAGTTGAAATTTACAGTGATAAATCCTGTATCTATAATAATATAATCTATCCTAAGACGGGGAGTAACCTTCCCTGTTTTGGTATGGATTTGATGGGATTTTTTGATAAGAAGGTTATCATTGTATTTGATTTCCAGCATCCTAAAGAGAATTTCTCATTATCGATACCAGATCTACCTAAGTATGAAGGTGATATTAGATTCTTTGAACCAGGTAATCATTTCTCAGAAAACATCTATGTAGCTTATTGTACTATGTCAGAAGTTAATGAACATTTGGATATGTTTAAAAAGTACTTGACTAAGTACGTAGATATGTTAGAATTGGAGAAACCAACTGGAACAGACACTTCTGTCTATAAGGATTTTGATTCTTATATGACTAAACTAGATCCTGTTGCGGGATACTTATCTGGTAAATTTGGTAAGGATAAGGCACAACGTTTAGTTAATGAATTCTTGTTTACTTATGGTTAATTCTTGGAGTTTACTTTACGACGAAATGTATGGACCTGATGATGAGGCAAATGCTGTCAAATGGAAAAAGGAAAAATTAGAAAAAGATCCAGAGTATGTAAAATGGAGAGAGGATAATCCTGACAAATCCTATTATTATTTTGAATATGATAGAAATGATCCTGAGATGCCCAAACCTTTTGGTAAAGATGTTAATTTAGATTTAGCTATGAATGATGATCAAATTGCTCATCATGTCCAAAGCTTTGGTGATGATCCATACCCTACTGTTGGATCAGTAAGTGAAGTATATTCACATCATTATCCACCAACAGATACTAAACCTCAACCAAATTTGGATAATCCAGCTCCTAAAAAATATGAAGAAGATAAGAGTATGAAAGATCTTTCTGAGTATGTTACTTCAACATATCAGGGTCATTATACTAATCAAGGATCTAATGTCCAAACCCTTGATCTTATCCATTCAGTAGGAGATGCAGAATCTTTCTGCCGTTCTAATGCTATTAAGTATTTGAGTCGGTATGATAAGAAAGGACAAGCAAAACGTGATATACTAAAGGCAATGCATTATTGCTTATTATTGTACTATTTCAGCGGTAACGCCAACAATGAAACTCCGACCCATGGTTATGAAACTTTCTAGTAACACTCTTTCACTGCTTAAGAATTTTTCTTCGATTAATCAATCAATTCTTTTTAAGCATGGTAGTAGACTTCGCACTATTAGTGTGATGAAGAATATTCTTGCTGAAGCAACTATTACAGAAGAGTTGCCTAAAGATTTTGGTATCTATGACTTAGGCCAATTCTTGAATGGAATGGGTCTTCATCAAAGTCCTGAATTAGACTTTAGGAATGATGGTTATGTGGTAATCAAAGAAGGTAGGATGCGTTCTAAGTATTTCTTTGCTGATCCTAATGTTATTGTTACCCCTCCAGAAAAACCACTTACTCTTCCAAGTGAGGATGTATCTTTTGAGTTGAGTACTGATCAACTTGATAAGTTACTTAAGGCAGCAGCAATATATCAACTTCCTGATTTGGCAGTAGTTGGTGGAGATGGTGTTGTTAAGATTGTTGTTAGAGATAAGAAGAATGATACTTCTAATGATTTCTCTATTGTAGTTGGTGAGACTGAAACTATATTCTCATTTAACTTTAAAGTAGAGAATATTAAGATCCTTCCAGGAACTTATGATGTAGTTGTATCGCAGAAATTACTATCAAGATTTACAAGTAAGAATCATGATTTAACCTATTACATAGCATTAGAGCCAGACTCTACTTTTGGATCATGATTCAAGTAGTTGATAATTTTGTTGATGATGAATATTATGATCAACTTCAAACTACTGTAACTGGTAATTGGCAGTCTTGGTTTTATCAACCAAATATTGTTGGTGAATTCTGGGGTCCTGCCAAACTTGGAAAACATGGATTTAATTGTTGGGTTATTGAGCAACCTAATACTTTTGTTGATAAGTATGTTGCAGGATTATTGACTCCTCTTTTCTCAAAGATGACTGCTTTTTGTGAGTGTGAGACTATCTTACGTTCTAGATTGGATATGACTTTGTATGAAGCATTTAATAATAAATGTTATGCTCATATAGATGATATTCGACCTCATATAGCTACGATTTATTATTTTAATGATTCGGATGGGAAGACAGTTATTTACAATGAAGAGTATGATAAAGAGAAGGGGATGCCTCGTGAATTAACAGTACAGGAAGAGATAGAACCTAAAGGGAATAGGTTATTAGTATTTGATGGTAAATATATTCATACTGGAAGTACCCCGTCTAAACATAATAATAGAATAATATTAAATACTAATCTTTGTAAAGATGCAGCAGGTAATTGATAACTTTATACCTCAAGAACAATTTGCAAATATTCAAAATATAATGTTAGGTCCTAACTTTACCTGGAACTATAATGATGGGATAGTGGGACCTGATGATCCACCAGGAACTTTTCAATTTACTCATACTTTCTATGCTGCTCATGGAGTAACTCCAGATCCAGATAAAGTTATAAAGAGTGATTGGGTATCTATATTAGATCCAGTAGTTAGTAAGTTGGGTGGAAGTGGATGGAGAATTAAAGCGAATATGGGCCCTAGAACACCTGAGATAAGACGTAATAAATTTCATATTGATTTTCCTAATATAACAACTGCGGTTTATTTTATTAATACAAATAATGGGTGGACAGAATTTAATAACGGTGATAAAGTAGAGAGTGTGGCGAATCGAATAGTTATTTTTGATTCTAATACTCTTCATACAGGAACTACTTGTACCGATGAAAAGGTGCGAGTCTTGATTAATTTTAATTATGCGTGATGAATTTCTTTGGGTTGAAAAGTATCGACCCAAGACCATTGAAGATTGTA